GACATGCTTGGCGTTGATCCCAATTTGATTGTGGCTGGCAAGCAAGTTGCGATGATTCGAGACGCTCGAAACAAGGCAATGGCTGCGAAAGAGCAGACTGCGATGATGGAACAACAGTCGGCAACTGCAAAGAATTTGGCGCAATCACCAACAGGAAGCGGTCAACAGAACGCGTTAATGGATGTAATGAACCAATTTAGTGGGTATTCAAACCCTTCACCAAGTCAAGTTTAAGGAGTAAACAATGGCAATCCCAACAACATTATCAATTGCGACTACACCAAACAGTTTTGAATATGCGGCGGCAATCACGACAAGTAATACCGTTGACTTAACTGGCGTTACTCGCGCAGTATATGTTGGCGGTGCAGGAAATATTACGGCGGTCATGTCTAATGGCGATGTTGTTTTGTTTACTGCGGTACCTCTTGGAACTGTGCTTCCAATTCGATGCACACGCATTAACGCAACTGCAACAACTGCTACTGCGCTAGTCGCAATGTATTGACGGTACCCGTGCTTTACAGACAATGATTAAATTTTAAAAGTGAGTAACTACGATCCGCTAGACATTCGAGGTCAAGAGCAAACGAAGGAAAATAAAGACCTTCGAGAAAAACTAAATAGGCAGAATGAAGAATCAGATCTGAAATGGCTGATGAGTAACAAGAAAGGTCGAAGGATCGTATGGAGGATGTTGGATCAGGCAGGAGTTTTTAGGCTTAGTTTCAGTCAGAATTCAATGCAGATGGCATTTAACGAAGGAAACAGAAACAGCGGACTAAGAACAATTTCGATGATTCACCAGACTTGCTCAGACTTGTATCAGGTAATGCTAAAGGAACAAAATGACACAAACAGAATCATTGATGACAACACCAGCACCAACCAATAACGCTGCTGTTGCATCGACTGAATCTCCAACAGGAGATGTATCAAATGCGGTTGTGACTCAAGACCAGCCAGTTGCAGATGCAACTGAGACTGGCAATACAGAGGGCGACAGTAAGGATGCTCCAAAGACCGAAGCGGTTGGCGCACCAGAAAAGTATGAATTCAAAGCCCCAGAAGGCAAGAATTTTGACAACGAAGTCATTTCGACATATTCGCAAGTCGCCCGTGAATTGAATTTGAGTCAGGATTCCGCGCAGAAGATGTTAGACACACTTGGTCCAAAACTCGCTGAAAGGCAGATGGCTCAGATCGATTCCATTCGACAAGGATGGGTTGATTCGTCACGAATTGATAAGGAATTCGGCGGAGAGTCACTCGACAAGAACATGTCGGTTGCGAAGAAGGCGTTGGACACATTTGGGACACCTGAACTGCGAACTGTATTAAATCAATCTGGTCTAGGGAATCATCCTGAAGTCATCAGGTTTTTCTATAGAGCAGGAAAATCAATTAGTGAAGATGGTTATGTCGGTCCGTCAAGTGGCTCAGGTTCAAAGGGACAACCACAAGACTTTGCATCACAAGCGTCAGTGCTTTATTCAAATCAAAAATCTTAATTTTAAGGAACATTTTTTATGCCAACACTTGCAACAACAAATTTAACTCTCGCTGACTGGGCGAAACGAACTGATCCAAACGGATCTGTTCCAGTCGTGGCTGAACTCCTCTCGCAAACAAATGAAATTCTTCAGGACGCAGTTTTTAAGGAAGGCAATTTGCCGACTGGCGAACGCGTTGTAATCCGAACAGGATTGCCAACCGTGTACTGGAGAGCATTGAATCAAGGTATTCCAAGTAGCAAGTCAACGACTGCACAAGTTGACGAAGCATGTGGAATGCTTGAAGCCCGTTCAGAAGTGGACAAGGATCTTGCAATGCTCAATGGCAATACGGCTCAGTTCCGTTTGTCCGAAGACACTGCGTTCTTGGAAGCAATGAACCAAACACAGGCACAAACAATGTTCTATGGCAACCCTGCCACTGAACCAAAGTCGTTCCTTGGATTGGCTGGTCGATACTCAACTTTGACTGGGACAATTGGTCAAAATGTTATCACTGCTGGCGGAGCAGATGCCACCAAAAACTCAAGCATTTACTTGGTTTGTTGGGGCGACAATACTGTGTATTGCCCATTCCCTAAGGGTTCTAAGGCTGGCTTGATTCATGAGGATCTTGGTGAGCAAACTGTGTTTAACAGTGACACGCGCATGCAAGCGTATGCAACTCGTTACCAATGGAAGAACGGGTTGGTAGTCAAGGACTGGCGTTATTGCGTCCGAATCTGCAACATTAATTTGACGCACCTTCTTGCTGGAACTGATACGCAAACAACAGCGGTTGGAACAAACATCATCAAGTTGATGGCTCGGTCTTTGTATCGCATTCCAAACATGGCAATGGGTCGATGTGCGTTCTACATGAACCGAACAGTTCATTCTGGTCTTACTGTCCAAGCAATGGATCGAAGTCAGCAAGTTCTAAAGGTCAATGAAGGATTGTCTCAGTTTGGTCAACCACACAGTTGGTTGTCATTCTTGGGAGTTCCATGTCGCAAGGTTGATGCGTTGCTTACTACAGAAGCCGTTGTCTCATAATTCAAATTTTAAAAAGGAAAAAACACAAAATGATTACTGATAAATTACTAAGACTTTCGGATGCCCAAGCAATCTTGGGTGCGGATTTGGCAGCAACTGATGTTATTGATCTTTTGCAAGCGCGAGATATTGGCGAAGGAACTGATTTGTATATGGTGGTTACCGTGATCACCGCCTTTACTGCTGGAACATCTATTGAATTCATTGTAAAGGGTTCTACTGACGCAACTATTGTGACTGGTGATACAACACTTGGCACATCGGGCGCAATTGCACAAGCCAATCTCACGGCTGGAGCGCAATTCTTTGTTCGCATTAACCCACAATTTGCAAGTACAGGACAGCGTTACATTGGTGCTTTCTACGATGTAACTGGAACATTTACTGCTGGTACTGTTACAACCGATATCGTTTTGGATGTTTCAGATCCAAAGAAGTTTTATTCGTCTGGGTTCTCTGTCACTTGATAATTTAAGGAGATTTAATGTCAAAGGTAAAAGCAAAAGTCACATGTTTCATTGACAACTCACTCCGCAATGAGGGAGATGAATTTGAATACAACGGTCCAGAAAACGGAAATGTCGAAATTCTCGACGGGACTGAATTTGAAAAGACCGAAGTTAAAGTAGAAGACACTCCAGTTGCAAAACAAAAGTGGACTCCAAAAAACAAGACTGTTGCTTCTTCGGCTGACTAATCTCGTTTGTAAAGATTCATACGAGCGAGGGGAGTCGATGAGAAATCACGACTCCTCTCGTTTTCATAAGGAGGTTCGATGGCTAGCGTTGTAGATATTTGTAACCTTGCGTTGGCTCATATTGGTGACGATGCAACGGTTTCGAGCATTGATCCTCCTGAAGGATCTGCACAAGCCGAACACTGCAAGCGTTTCTATGCAATTGCAAGAGACACGATGCTCCAAATGCATAATTGGAACTTTGCTTCAAAGCGCATCTCGTTGGCTCAAGTTACAAACCCAATAACAGAATGGCTGTATGCATACGCGGCTCCTTCGGACATGTCTGTTGCCGTTTCAATTCTTGCTTCAGATGCTGGTGATGATTACTCTGCTCGTTTCGTTCCAACCGACACGCCATTCTTTCCGCCAGTTGTTGCGGCTGGGCAGTACACACCTCAACCATATTCAATTGAGGTTGACATTCTTGGCAACAAAGTCATTTACACAAATCAAGAAAGTGCCGTACTTCGGTATCAGGCTTTAGTTGTAGATCCAACAAAGTTTGATGCGTTGTTTGTTCTGTCTTTGAGTTGGCATCTTGCAAGCATGCTTGCAGGTCCAGTCATCAAAGGAGATGCAGGATCTGCTGAAGCAAAGCGTTGCATTCAGATGATGGCTGGATACTTGCAAGCGGCGAAGCAATCTGATTCAAATCAAAGGAACATCAGGGTTGAGCATGTTGTTTCGTGGACAAGCGGACGCTAATGCCAACAACCAGAACATTCAATCGTTCATTTGCTGGTGGCGAGTTGTCGCCAGAAATGTTTGGTCGTATTGATGATCAAAAGTTTCAGACTGGTGCTGCAAAGATGCGGAATTTTATTGCGTTGCCGCAAGGTCCTGCCGTAAACCGACCAGGAACAAAGTTTGTACGCGCAGTCAAAGACAGCACCAAGAAGACTCGACTCATTCCATTTACATACAGCACCACACAAACAATGGTTCTTGAGTTTGGCGAGGGCTACATTCGATTTCACACGCAGGGCGAAACACTGCTTGTAGGAACTCCAAGCGCATTCAGCGCAACAAAGACAATTACGGCTGTTAATACTGCCACAGATACCGTGACAAGCAACGCGCACGGTTATGCAAACGCAACGCCAATTCAAATTGCAGCCACTACAACAATTCCAGTGGGCTTGTTGGCTCTTACAACTTATTATGTTGTTGGGGCAACCGCAAACACATTTCAATTCTCTTTGACTGTTGGTGGAGCGGCAATTGACATTACAAGTGTTGGTGCTGGAACAATTACCACAAATCAAGTTTATTCTTTGGGTGATCTTGTAAGTTACGGCGGTTCAAATTATTACTGCATTCTTACATCGACAAACAACTTGCCGACCAATGTCACATATTGGTTTTTGATTTCAAGCCCCGCATACGAAATTCCAAGTCCATACTTGGAAGCGGACTTGTTTGACATTCACCATGTTCAGTCGTCAGATGTGTTGACATTGGTTCATCCGAATTATCCTCCACGCGAACTGAGAAGACTTGGCGCAACGCAGTGGACCTTAACTCCTATTTCTTTTGTTCCAGCCGTGACAAGTCCAACTGGCGTTGCTGTAACTGCGTCCCGCGGCGAAGCATTTAACATTACTGCAATTACGCAAGCAAACCCTGGCGTGTTGACGCTTTCGTCTGCTCATCAATTTGTTATTGGAGACTCAGTGTATGTCAGCGGCGTTCTTGGAATGACTCAACTTACTGATGGGTTTTATGTTATAAACAGTATTCCAGCAAGTGCAATATCTCTTAAAAACTACACGACTGGCGTTCCTGTAAATACGACCGCATACACCGCATACACAAGTGGCGGCACAGTTGAATATGGAACAAAGATATTTGACATAGTAAATTATTATGTTGTTACTGCTATTGGTGCAAATGGAGTTGACGAAAGTCTTGCATCTGCAAGCGTAAATGTAACAAACAATTTGTATGTCAATGGAGCGTTCAACACAATTACTTGGTCTGCGGTTACTAGCGCTATTCGATACAACATCTACAAAATTCAATCTGGATTGTATGGATACATTGGTCAGACACAGGCTTTGTCATTTACTGACGGCAACATTGCACCTGACATGGGTATTACAACTCCTATTGTTGAAACTGTTTTTAATAGTGCCAACAATTACCCTGGAGCCGTTTCGTATTTTGAACAACGCAGAGTGTTTGCTGGAACAACCTACGCTCCACAGCAATTGTGGATGACACGGTCAGGCACTGAAAGCGATATGTCTTATCGTTTGCCTGTAAAGGATGACGACAGAATTTCGTTTAAGGTTGCAGCGCGTGAAGCCAATACCATTCGACACATTATTCCGCTGCAACAATTGATGCTGTTGACCAGCGCAGCCGAGTGGCGTGTGTCTCCAGTGAACAGCGATGCCATTACGCCGACTACCATTTCAGTTCGACCACAGTCTTACATTGGCGCAAACAATGTGCAGCCATCAATTATCAATAACAGCATGGTCTATTGCGCGGCGCGTGGTGGTCACATCCGCGAACTTGGATATTCATGGCAGTCCAATGGATACATCACAGGGGATTTGTCGCTTCGAGCAGCGCACCTGTTTGACAATTATGAGATTTCTGACATGTGTTACAGCAAGTCTCCGCATCCACTTATTTGGTTCATCTCATCGACAGGACTGTTGCTTGGATTGACCTATGTTCCTGAGCAACAAATTGGTGCTTGGCATCAGCATGACACGGACGGCACATTTGAAAGTTGTGCAAGTGTTGCTGAAGGAGCAGAAGACCATGTGTATGTCGTTGTGAAGCGAACCGTTAATGGCAACTCAGTTCGATATGTTGAGCGGATGTCATCAAATGCATTTGATTCTCTCGATGATTGTTTCTTCGTGGATTCAGGTTTGACATATGACGGGAACAACACGACCGCAACAACTGTGACCGTGTCAGGTGGAACTCTTTGGGGACCAACCGAAGTATTGACAATAACGGCATCGACTCCAATCTTTGCGTATCCAGCGCTGACAGACATTGGGGACGCGTTCGTATTTACGGCAACTGACGGAACACAATACAGACTGACAATCGAAGGATGCTCATCAACGACCGTTGTTCAGGCTCGATCTGACAAGGTTCTAGCGGTGGCGTTCCGCAATGTGCCTATCTCAAATGGCGCATTTGCAAGAAATTCTGTTGGAGGTTTGTCACACTTGGAAGGCAAGACTGTTTCTATATTGGCTGACGGAGCCGTCATGCCAAGCAAAGTTGTTGTTGGCGGATCAGTTTCAATTGATCGAGCAGCAGTCAAAATACATGTTGGCTTGCAATACTTCAGCGACTTGCAGACTTTGCCACTAGCAATAAACATTGAAGCCTTTGGTCAGGGTCGAGTTAAAAACATCAACAAGGCTTGGGTTCGAGTGTTCCAATCAAGCGGTCTGTTTGTTGGACCTACCGCCGACAAGTTGACGGAAGCCAAGATGAGAACTGACGAACCATATGGATCACCGCCATCCTTGCGTAGCGACGAGATTAGCGTCAACATCACACCGACATGGGCGCAAGGCGGTCAGATCTACATTCGTCAGGCTGATCCACTTCCATTGACGATTGTCGGAGTAACCATTGAAGCGGTGGTAGGAGCATAAACATGTCATCATTTGCGTATGCAAATCCATATACTCAAATTAATCCTGAACTTTCCACCATACTGCAACCTTCAGGAGGTTATCAAGGTCCACCAAGCGGATTAGTGCAGTTCGACCAAAGTGGCGCACAAATTAGTGGCGGTGGTATGGATGCCGCTGGAGCGTTTCAGGTGGCTGGCGGAATCATGGCGATCTTTGGCGCGGCAAACAGCGCCATCGGGACTTTCTACCAAGCCCAAAGCGCACAGAATCAACTGAAGGTTCAGGCTCAGAACGAACGGTTCCAATCGCAGATGTCTGCCATCAACGCTCAGAGCGCCGAGTTTAGCGCCCAGCAGAGCCTCTTGTCTGGCGAGAAGCAGATTGGGCAGTACACAATGAGGGCTGGTCAACA